CACCGGGGGTAACAGTGTCCTCGGTGAAGTAGACCATCCAAGTAACCTAAGAGTTAATCTCGATCGTGTGAGTCACATGATTACAGATATGTGGATGGACGGCCCAAATGGTTATGGAAAATTAAAAATACTTCCAACACCAATGGGACAACTAGTTAAAACGATGCTCGAAGCAGGCGTTAAACTAGGAGTTAGCAGTAGAGGCAGCGGAGAAGTTAACGAGTCAAGTGGCGAAGTTAAGAACTTTGAAATTGTTACTGTCGACGTTGTGGCTCAACCTTCTGCACCAAATGCATATCCTACAGCCATTTACGAAGGGCTCATGAATATGGAAGGTGGACAGAAATTGTTCAACCTAGCAGCAGAAGTCAACGAGGACCCTCGAGTCCAAAAATATCTAAGTGAGTCTTTAAAAAGATTCATTAATGAACTAAAACTGTAAAATACAGGAGACACTTATGTTCGAAGCTTTAAAACCATTTATCGACAGCGGTTTATTAAACGAAGAAACACAATCCCAGATTGCAGAAGCATGGGAAGCAAAAGTTACATCTATCCGTGAGGAAGTTGAAACTGAAATGCGTTCTGAGTTTGCAAATCGCTATGAGCACGATAAAGCAAAAATGGTTGAAGCTCTTGATCGTATGGTCACTGAGAGTCTTACAAGTGAAATTGGTGAAATTGCTGAAGAAAAAGCAAAAGTTGCCGAAGATCGTGTTAAGACTGTTGCAAAATTAAGTGAACAAGCATCAAACTTTGAAAACTTTTTAACAAAAGTTCTTGCAAAAGAAATTAAAGAATTCCGCAATGATCGTAAAGCAAACACAGCAGCACTAGTTAAACTAGAAAGTTTTGTAGCCGAAGGATTAACTAAAGAATTGGGCGAATTTTACGAAGATAAGCAAGATCTAATTGCAACTAAAGTCAAACTAGTAGCAGAAGCAAACGAAAAATTTGTTGCTCTCAAGAAAGACTTTATCACTCGTAGTGGCAACGCTATTAGTGAAGCAGTCGACCAAACATTAAGAGCAGAAATCAAACAGCTCAAAGAAGACATTGCAGAATCGCAGAAAAACAATTTCGGACGTAAATTGTTTGAAGCATTTGCTAGTGAGTTTTCAGCAACTCACCTTAATGAGAATGCAGAAATGCGCAAACTCAAAAATTCATTAGACAAAATGAAACAATCATTAGAAGAAGCAAATAAAATAGCTAACGAAAAAACTGCTATTGTTGAATCTAAAAATGTAGAAATTGCAGCAATTAACGAAAGTGTTGCTCGCCAAACAACAATCAATGAACTGTTGTCACCGTTATCCAAAGATAAGGCACGAATAATGTCCGATCTATTAGAAAGTGTTGGCACTAATAAACTCAAAACATCATTTGACAAGTATCTACCGGCCGTAATGAATGGTAGTAAGTCATCTATGCTTAATGAATCAAGACAATCAATTACCAGTGAAGTAACTGGAAATAGGGCAGCTAAGCCTATTGAATCAGTTGATGAAAGTAACATCGTCGAAATCAAGCGTTTAGCAGGTCTTTAACAGATCATAATATGAGATAAGGAAATAAAAAAATGAGTAACAAACTCTTAGAAGAAAGCCGTTGGGGCGAAACCAGAGACGCTCTCCTTGAGGGTCTAAACGGTTCCAAGCGTAGTACAATGGGTGTTATCCTAGAAAACACTCGTAAAGGACTAATGGAGAGTGCAACATCGGGTGCAACTAGTTCAGGTAACGTAGCAACACTTAACCGTGTTATCCTACCAGTTATCAGACGTGTTATGCCAACAGTTATTGCTAACGAAATCGTTGGTGTTCAGCCAATGCAAGGTCCAGTAAGTCAAATCCACACACTACGTGTGCGTTATGCAGATGACTTTACATCAAGTGCATCAGGTGCTCCAGGCACAGACACAACAGCTGGTGACGAAGCACTTTCACCATTCAAAATTGCCCAAGGTTATTCCGGTCGTGCACCAGGTGTAACTAGTACAGATGGCAAAGCCGCTACAACAAGCGCAATGGAAGGCGTTGCAGGTAACCGTATTAGCGTACAGATCCTCAAGCAGGCTGTAGAAGCTAAGACACGTAAATTGTCAGCACGTTGGACATTTGAAGCAGCACAAGACGCACAGTCTATGCATGGCTTAGATGTTGAAGCAGAAATCATGGCAGCACTTGCTCAAGAGATTACTGCTGAAATCGACCAAGAAGTACTTGGTTCACTTCGTGCACTAGCTGCAACTGAAGAAACATTCAACCAAGCAGGTGTTAGCGGTACAGCAACATTCGTTGGCGATGAGCATGCAGCACTAGCAGTTCTTATGAACCGTGTTGCAAACAAAATTGCACAGCGTACACGCCGCGGTTCAGGTAACTGGGCAGTTGTAAGTCCACAAGCACTAACAGTGCTACAGTCAGCTACAACAAGTGCATTTGCACGTACAACTGAAGGTACTTTTGAAGCACCAACAAACACAAAATTCGTCGGTACACTAAACGGCGCAATGCGTGTTTATGTAGACAGCTATGCAGCAGATGATACTGCAGTACTAGTTGGCTATAAAGGTTCAAGTGAAGCAGACGCTGCAGCGTTCTACTGCCCATACATCCCGCTAATGAGTAGTGGTGTAGTACTTGACCCAGCAACACTAGAGCCAGTAGTTGGTTTCATGACACGTTATGGTTATGTTGAACTAACAAACACTGCGTCATCTCTTGGTAACGCTGGTGATTACTTAGGCGAAGTTGCAATCAGCAACGTAACATTCAGCTAAGTTACATTATAATTACTAATTAAAATAGGCTCTTCGGAGCCTATTTTTTTGGCTTTTTTTAAAGTTGTTTGAATAAATATATCTGCACATAAAGTGTTTATGGGGAACACCATCCCCGTAGCCCTAGAACGGCATTTACAAGGAGAAACAAAATGGGTAGACCACTAAAACTAACAAAAGCAGTTGACAGTACTCTTAAAGTAGGTCAAATCGGTGATACATCACAGACAGGAAACCAAATTCAATTTACAGGTTTTGTAACCGGCGGTACTGCAAAAACCGGTTATGCTAGTCGCCAAACTGGCGCAAAAACATTTAAAGTTACTACAGCAGATGGTACAGCAGATTTATTGTTAACTGCTCAAGCTAGTGGTAGTCTAAGTGCAGGTGAATGTCAGTTAACTGCAACCGATAGCGACGGCGATACTTACTATGTAAGTAAAATCACTAATAACTATGTAACACTTGTTCCAAATGACGGTACACAGTTTAGTTCAGGTGCACGTGCTCAATGGGTAACCTCAGGTCCAGTTGATGGTGTGAGTGTAAGTATTCCAGCAGCATAATAATTAATTTTATATTGACTTTATTAAGGTTACAGCGTATATTATGTTGTAACCTTTTTTAGTGACATGGATAGAATATTTGTTTTAGGTAACGGCCGTAGCCGTTTAGGATTAGATTTAGATAGTTTAAAGAGTGCAGGTAAAGTTTTTGGCTGTAATGCTCTTTATCGCGACTTTTCTCCCGATATACTATTTGCTACTGATCCTGGTATATCAAAAGAAATCGAAGAATCTGGGTATCCTAATACCAACGAGTTTTTTACCAGATCCCCAGGCCATTTTAATAGTAAAAAAATACTTAAAAATAATGGATATAGTAGTGGACCAGTTGCAGTTACGCACGCCGCTATGTGTAATGCGCTAAACATATACCTTATTGGTTTTGATTTAGTTGGAATCAATGATAAACACAATAATGTTTATAGTAATACTAACAATTATCTTAATGATAGCAGTAATGCTACGTTTTTTGGAAACTGGGTAAATCAAATATATAGTATTGCTAAAGAATTTGCTATTCCAAATTTTATAAGAGTAGGCAATGATAATCAATATAAACCAGAAAAATGGAATCTTTCAAACATTAAATATCAAACAATTGATGAATTTTTATTAGAGGTAAATACAGTATCATGGCAGAAACCAAACGAATAAACGACCAGTATACTATCAGCGCACCGACAATTGTTATTGACGGTAACTTAAGAGTGAGTGGTAGTACTACTAGTGTAGAAACAACTAATAGTACTATTACAGATAATATTATTGTATTAAACGAAGGCGAAGACGGTGCTGGTATTGCAGGTGGCACCGGTACTAGCGGCATTGAAATTGACCGCGGTACACTAACTAATGTTAGTTTTGTATACGACGATAGTGTCGATGCTTTTAAAGCCTTAGAAGATTCAGGGTTAACTAATATTAGAGCACTAACACCAGTACCAGCTGATGATGATAGCACAGTTGCAACTAAAGGCTATGTTGATAATGCATCTGCAAGTATAACTGCAGCCGGTGTTGAAAATAGTTTACAGTTTAATACAAGTAATGCGTTTGATGGCGACAGTAACTTACTTTATGATGGTACTAGCTTAACAGTTGGTAATACTAATATTTCAACAGGTGTTATTACAGTTGATGACACTAACGGTAATTTAGAGCTTTCTGCCAATGGCACAGGAACACTTTATGCTCGTAGTGTTGTTAGAATGGAAAATGAATCAGGTGATCCTAGTAGTATTACTGGATCTAATCAGCTTTATGCTAAAACGGCTGCCGCAGGCGGCTCGGGAATGTTTTTTGTTAACGACGACACCGCCGACGAACTAGTAAGCAAAAGTAAAGCCATAGTTTTTGGAATTATATTTTAAAGGATAAAAAATGTCTATAACACAAGGGACAGTAAGCTCATCAGGAACAACAGTTTACACTAGCACTAATGCTACAGCAATTACCGCAGTGTTCCTAATGAATGATCACAGTGGCACAGTTGTAATTGATGTACATGTTGTAAAATCCGGCGGCAGTGCTGCGGCAAGCAACAAAATAATTAAAAGTTTAAGTATTAATGCAGCCGATTCATATGTACTAGACACTGAAAAATTATTACTTGACAACGGTGACTTTCTTTATGTCAATGCCGATGTAGATGCGGTAGTACATGCTACAATTAGTCATATAGGGTTGTAAAAGTGGGAAGATATATCAAAAGTTCAGCAACTACAACAGTTAAAGACGAAGCCAGTGGTAACAATACACTACCGTCCGGTACTACTGCTGAGAGATCAGCTGTGCCGCAAACTGGTGATATTAGATATAATACCGATACAAGTGCTTTGGAATTCTTTGATGGATCTACGTTTGAAAATGTTGCTTTACAAGGCACTGTGTTAATGACAAAAGATAGCTTTACAGGCGACGATAGCACTATGGTGTTTACAATGTCTGTTACACCAAGGAATGCTGATGCTATTCTTGTGTTTGTTGGAAATGTTCACCAAAACCCAGATGTAGCCTACACCGTCAGCGGCTCTGATATAACATTTACTAGTGCACCGCCAAATACTCATACTATTGTAATCATGCACGGATTTGATAGCACAATCGTTTCATAAATACTCCTACATACCGAGGCTCACCGACGATAGAATCCGGTGAATATTATGGAGGCATACGATGGCCATTGGTCGCATATCCGGTCCTATGTTAAGGGCAAATCTGGAAAGACAAGGAGTCGACCTAAGTGTTGAAACTGATCTACTTTATGTTGATGTTAACAACAACAGAATTGGTATCAATGAAGCAGTGCCTACCAAAAGTTTACATGTAGATAATGTAACTTTAGAAAATAACCAAATTAGAAGTACAGATCCAAAGCTGGATATTGCCGACACACCTGCTGATTTATTCATTGGCGGAGGTACTGATGGGTACTTCCTACAAACTGACGGCGCAGGCAATCTTGTATGGGCAGAAGTTGTTGCTAGTTCAACTGGATTAGATTTAACATTAGGAACACCCACTGACGGAGATTTGTACCCACCAGGCGCAATTACCGATTGGCAAAGCACTACAAAAATCACTGATGCCATTGACGATCTAAATGAGTGCTTGGAAAATATCCGCAACAATACATTTGTTAAAGAAGTTGATTTTACAGCAGATCAA